TTGTGGTGGCCTGCCCGGAGGGGACCGAAAGGTTCGTCCTATGCCGCGTGGATGCTGGATCTGGCGGTGAGGGATAGGCTCTGTTCCCCGGTTTGGACCCCTGTCTGACCCTGTCTGTCTCTGTCTTTCCTTGACAAATGCTCACTGACCTCGACTGCAAGCGGGCCAGCTGCCCGGCCGGCAAGCGCCGGGTGCGCCTCACGGATGCCCATGGGCTGTACCTGGAGGTATCGCCCACGTCGAAGCGGTGGTTCTGGAAGTTCTACCCAGACGGCAAGGAAAGCCGCATGGCCCTGGGCGCCTATCCCGAGGTGGGCCTCAAGGCCGCGCGCCTGGCGCGTGATGAGGCCCGGCTGCAGTGGCGCGCAAAGGGCATCAACCCCGTGGTGGAGCGCAAGGCCGTGCGCCTGGCCGGCGCTATCGCGCGCGCCAACACCTTCGAGCTGGTCGCCCGCGAACTGCACCTGACGAAGGTGTCCGGCTGGAGCAGCACCTATGCGGCCCGGTGGATCGACCGTATGCAGCGCGACCTGTTCCCATGGATCGGGGCGATGCCGCTTGACGACATCACGGCGCCGGTGCTGCTGGGGGCCCTCAACCGGGTGGTGAAGCGTGGCGCGATCGAGACGGCCCACAGCCTGCGCCAGTGGTCTGGCCAGGTGTTCCGCTACGGGGTCGCCACCGGCCGCTGCGAACGCAACATCGTGGCTGACCTGGTGGATGCCCTGCCGCCGCTCAACGTCAAGAGCGTGTCGGCCATCCTGCATCCTGCGGCGGCCGGCCAGCTGCTGCGCGACATCGACGCCTACCCGGGCCAGCTCACCACCCGGGTGTGCATGCAGCTCTCGGCGCTGCTGTGGCAGCGGCCGGGGAACATGCGGTCCATGCGCTGGGAGGATCTGGACCTGGCCGAGGCCATGTGGGCTATCCCCAGCGAGGACATGAAACGCACCGTCGCAGGAAAGCTGCGCGGCAACCCGCACTACGTGCCGCTCCCGCGGCAAGCCATCTCACTCCTCGAGGAAGTACGGCCGCTGACCGGTCGGGGGATCTATGTATGCCCGGCGATGACCGACAAGACCAAGCCGCTGAGCGAAAACACCGTGCGGGTGGCCCTGCGCCGGATGGGCTACACCAACGAGGAGCACACCCCGCACGGCTTCCGGGCCATGGCCAGGACGCTGCTGGTGGAGCGCCTGGGCTTTGCTGATGGGGTGGTAGAGGCCCAGCTGGCCCATGCGAAAAGCGGCCCACTGGGGGCCGCCTATGACCGGGCCGAGTACATGGCCCAGCGCCGGGAAATGATGCAGCGGTGGGCCGACTACCTGGACCAGCTGCGCAACGGCGGCAAGGTCATTGCCCTTCGGGCGTAGTCCGGGCCGCCAGCCAGGACCGCACCTCGCCCGCCTGCCAGCGTGAGCAGCGCGGGCCCCAGGACTTCGGCTTGGGGAACTCACCAGCCTTCACCATGGCGTAGATCGAGCTGCGGCAGCGGCCGGTCACCGTGCAGACCGTCTCGATGGTGAGCTGAGCCTCGGGGATCGACAGCACGTCCATGGGCTGCACGCGGCCCAGGCTGCGCGACCGGCGCGCGGGAAGAACAGTCAGCGGATCAGACATTCCATCTCCCCCAAGAAGAACGGTCTGATTTCCCACTCCTCTTCTTTCCCGGATACCCAGCGCTTGGCGCCGTTGTACGTTTGATAGGGAGGCCAGAAGGGCCCCCTTCCTTTCTCTCCCTTTCTCCTGACGATCCAGCCGATCGGCTCCTTTCCAACCACTGGTTGGCTATCCAGTTGAGGCACCTTCTGGATCGCTTTCTTCACTGCATCGACAGCATGCATGCCTTGGATGGAGCCGTCGGCATTTCGGAACAGGAAAGGATCGATCCCGAGAGCACGCAGCACGTCATCCAGAGCGTTTGATTCATGTTCCAGCGATCTGCTGATGCGCTTCACCTCAGGGTGACTCAGAAGGGTATCTGGCAGGTCTTTGAATTCATGCATGGCTTTTCTCCAGAAGGTTGTGCGACAACTCCAGGCCCATGGCAAAGGCGGGTACATCGAAGAAGCCCAGTTGGCCCTTGCAGGGCAAGAAGGGCAGGGGCCTTGCGTTGGCCAGGACCCAGGCGAACTCGCCCTGGATGTACCAGGGGGACGGGTGGGTGGGCAGGCAGTCGACCAGGTCGGCTATGCCCACGATGCCGCCCAGAGGCAGGTCACCGATGGCGGGCACCGACAGGCCGAACTTCTCGGCGATCTCGGCTGCGCGCTCGGCCATGTAGCGCTTGCTGGCCGTCTTGCCGGCGTGGATGAGCACGGGGCCGCGGTAGCTGGTCGCCCAGCTGCGGTTTTCCACCGGCTTGTGGCCGGCCACGATGGCCCAGGCCCAGGGTTGGCGAATGGAAATGGTTCTCATGGTGATCTCAGAAGGGGACCTCGTCCCAGTCGTGGGGCAGCAGCTCGGTGACCTTGCAGACCCTTTCGGCCTTGACGACGCGGCCACCGATGGTGGTGTGGGTGGGCAGCTCGACCGTTCGCGCCATGAGGTGGGCCGAGAAGACCACATACAGGCGGTCTGGGTGCTCACGGGTGAGCCGCTTGGCCTCGGCTTCGGCCGTGGCCAGGTTGGGCTGCAGCACGGTGGCGCGATGGTCCAACGGGATGCGAACGGGGATGTCTCCAGCACTGCCCACCCGGCCCGCGATTCCGGGCCAGTTGGTGCAGTCGGTGACATCTAGCACCAGACAGGGAAGCTGGGCGAGGGTCTGGGTGCTCATGCTTGGGCCTTCCCCTCCTGCTGATCGGACTGGTCCGCCAAAGTCTCACTCTCGATCCGCGGCCAGTCCGTAGCTCGGCGCATGGGGTGGTTGGCGGTCTGGACCTTGCGGCGGTCAGCTGCCGGGTTGGCTTGTTCCTTGCCGTGGCGCAGGCCGACCTCGTAGCCGCGCAGGCGGCCGTCTTCGTAGCCCTTTCGGTAGTCCTCGTTCTGGTCCAGGTCGAACTGCTCCAGGAAGCTGCGCGGCGTCGGCGCGTCGCCCAGATAGAGCGGTTTCCAGGCGCCAGACAGCAGGCGCACCTGCTCGATGCTGTCGGCATGGAGGGGGCCTTCATAGCCGCCGTCAGAGCGCAAGCGCACATAGAACATCGGCTTCTTGCTCTCGCTCTCCAGCAGCATGGCGTCCAGGCGGTAGATCTCGGACTCGGCTGCTCGCAGCAGTTCCAGGCTGGGGGAGGTAGCTTTCTGCAGGGCTTCTCGGATGTGCATAGTGGATCCCTTCGGTGCTCAGATGGTTTGATCGGCGTCCGCGGCTTCTTCAGCGGTGGGCGCCTGGGTGATGGGACGGGGGGTGGGGTTAGCCCACAGGAAGTGCGGCGGGGTGCCCTGCTGCTGGTAGGTATCCCACAGGGCCTGTCCTTCGGTGCAGCGGCTGGCGGGGGTGCCTCGGATGCCGGCGGCCACGCAGGCGGGGCAGCCGAGGTGGTGCCTGTTGTAGAGGTGGGCGGCCTGGCCCCAGGGCGGCAGCTTCTGCCAGTCGTTGGGCTCTTCTTCCCACTTTTTGGGTAGTTCTCTCATCTGGCCAACCTCCCGGTTGGAAAGGCAGACCAACCGGTGACATAGGGTGCGATGTGGCCGTTCAGGTTGCGCCAGTTGGTCCCATCCCAGGATCCGACCCAGGCTTGATCGAGACCTTCCATTTCCAGCAGCACGATGGTTCCTTCTCCGGGTGGATCGGTCGGGTCGCGCCACTGGATCACCTCGGCGCCAGGCTTGAGGGCCTGCAGGCTCTTGGCCAGCTCAGCATGCCTGGCGTTCATGGCCTTCGCCATGTCGTAGATCGCCGGGAAGGAGTCCATCAGGGCCGTAGCGGCCTTGATCCACCGGCCGCTGCCAGTACCGCCGGCCAAGGCGTCGGCACGCAGGCGCTTCAGATCGTCAAGGTTGGCTGTCATGCCGCACCTCCCTGCGCCACGCTCAGGCCCACGGCAACCTGGCGCACCCAGACGGGGGCCATGGACAGGCTGAAGGTCTCGCCGCTCCAGGCCAGCAGCAGGGTGCGGCCCATCTCGCTGGCGATCGCCTGGGCAGCGTCGCTGGGCACGGCGTTGCCGATGCGCTCGCGCCAGGCCTGGTCGCTCAGGCCGTCCAGCTCGAGTTGCTCTTCGGGGTCCACCAGGCTCTGCAGCGCGGCCAGCTCCAGGGTGGTAAAGGGGCGATGCCAGGTTCCATCCTCGGCACGGATGATGGCCACCAGGTTGTCGGTGGCGGCTGGCATGCGCGGGTCTGCCACGGACCATCGGCCGTTGTCGTGGCAGGCCGCGGCGCTGACGGCGCCGCTGGGGCTGGACCAGGGCACCACGCCGTAGTGGCCGCCGGTGAGATAGGCCTCGCGGCTGGGCTCCATGCCGCTGCGCGGGTCGGCCACTGCGAAGGCGCCCTGGCCAGTGGTGCTGCCGGCGATGACGGTGCCGGCGGGTTCGGCCCAGTCGGTCACAGCGTACTTGCCGAACAGCTCTCCGGCCGGGCGCGGGTCGGCCACGCCCTGTCCGCCGGCGCTGGGCCCAGTGCCACCTGTGACGGTGCCGGCGGATCCAGTCCACCGGACGATGCGGAAGCAGTTGTTGTGCTTCACGCTCGGGCAGCGCGGATCTGCCACCGAGTGGGTGCCGCCGCCAGGTGCCGACTGGCCGGTGACGGCCCCGCTGGTGGCATCCCAGCGGCGCACGCCGTACTGCTGGTATTGGGCGGCAGCCTCTGGTGCCCTCGGGTCGGCCACGCTGAATGCGCCGGTCAAGGCGCGAGCGTTGCCCGTCACGGTGCCGCTCGCATCCTTCCAACGGCGCACGCCCATCGTGCAATGGTGCATCTCGGGCACCACCAGGTAGTCCCGCAGGTTTCCGCCCTCGACGGCCAGGCGGTTGAGGCTGCGCCAGTCGCTGCCGGCCTCCACGAAGGCCAGGCGAACCCAGGTCTTCCACTGCAACGCGGGCACGCGGTGCATGGGGCCGGCGCGCAGGTCGCCGGGCAGCAGCATGCGGCCCAGCACGTCGCCCACGGCGCGCAGCGGCCGGCGCTCCGGCTCGTAGAGCAGCGGTGGCACCTTCTCCAGGTGGCGGGCCACCAGCAGGAAGCGCTTGCGGCTCTGGGCCAGGCCGCCGAGCTCGCCGCAGTCGTGGGTGGTCTCGGCCGTGGCGTAGCCGTAGGACCGCAGCATGGCGGTGATCTGGTCCAGCAGGGCCCGGCCACGGGTGGCCAGGCGCGGCACGTTTTCGAACAGGACCAGCTCGGGCGGATCGTCTGCCCAGGCCTCCAGCATCAGCCAGACGCCGCGCAGCGTCAGCCGGTTCAGGGCCTGGTATTTGGCCGTCCTGCTCTTGCTCTCGCTGAGCAGTCCGGAGAAGCCTTTGCAGGGTGCCGACAGGAAGACGATGTGCGGCCGTTCGCCGCCGGCTGCGCGCTGGATGTCGGCCGGGGTAGCTTCGCGCCAGTCCGGGCCCGGCTCAGTGCCATGGAAGGCCACGTACTGCTCGCGGTCGAACATGTCCAGCACGGTGCCGGGCACGCCGGCCAGGCGCTGGAAGTCGGCCATGGCGGCCGGGTCCACGTCGATGCCTCCGAGGCAGCGAAAGCGGGCCTGCAGCTGGCCCACGCGGGCCTCGCCGCGGTTGAAGCCGCGGGCGCCGCCGCCCAGGCCGGCGAAGAGGTGGAAGTGGCGGATCTCGACGGGGGTCAGCATGCGGTGTCCTCCTGCTGTTCGCGCTGCACCGGCTGCGGCAGGGCCTGGTAGGCGGCCATGGCTTCGGCTTCGGTGGCGAACGTGAGGGTGATGGTCCAGGTGTTGGCGGTGCGGCTGGTGGTGGTGTCGGTGCGCTTGGACAGGGGGCTGGTGGTGTCTGCAGCCAGAGTTCCCGTGCTCATGGCCAGCGGGTTGATGGACTGATGGACCTGGTTCATTGCGCCACCTTTGCCAGGCTCTTCTCCGCTTCTTCGCGTTCGGCGGCCCACTCAATAGCGCGGCTCATGGCCTCCTCGAGCGAATCGCCATAGCGCCAGGTGTAGCCGTAGTGGCCCCAGCTGAAGCTGGCCGAGTAGCGCCCGTCCTCGTAGCGCATGTAGCGCATCACGGGCCGCCGAACCTTGACCAGGTAGCCGGTGAGATTCATCCCCTCGAACCAGCAGACCATGTCGGGGTTGAAGTCGCCTTCATCCGAGTTCGGGAGCTCGCCGAGGCGATGGGGGAAGACTTCCATTTCCCGGTGTTCAAAGACGAACTCCAGCGCTTCTTCCAGGGGCTCGGACAGGGTGTCTTCGTCGTCGTAGGCAAGGGGAAGGAAGATCACCGCATCGACCAGCATCACAGCTTCTCGGGCAGCTTCTGTCAGTTCCGCCATGCTCCCATTTCGGTATGCAGTGGCCAGTGCAGGCGCTCTGTTGGCGTCGAAGGGGATTGCCATGTCCTCGCTGGTTTCGAGGGGTCCGGTGTCGTTGGTGGTATCGCTCATGCGTTGGTCTCCAAGTACTTGCTGAACCCCGCTTCGGGCAGGTACTGGCCGAGGGGGAGGGTGGCGAAGCCGCCGATGACGGGGCCGGTGACTTCGAAGCGGCCCGGGCAGGTGGGTGCGCGGGTGATGCGTGGTGCTGCCGGCTGCTTGCGCTCCTCGGGCGTCATGGGGCGCGACACGCGGCGCGGCAGGCCGTTTGTGGGCACGGCGTTGATGCGGCTGCGGGTAGTGCTTTGCAGCTCGGCGCGGCATTCGATGCACAGGCGGTCGAACAGGGCTGGGTCGATGGGCAGATCCACAGGGGTGGCGGCCCAGGTGGTGGCGTCGGCCTGGTGGCGGAAGTAGCGGCGGCCGTAGCTGCCCACGGACACCAGATAGCCGTCTGCCACCCACCGGTTGAGCGAGAAGGCGATGCGGTTGGCATCCAGGCCGGTGATGGCGCGCAGCTGGGCGGCGGTGGCGCTGCGCATGGGCAGCTGGTTGATGACGGACAAGAGCACGTCTCGGAGGGGTGATCTGCTGGGTTTGGTCATGGTCAGTCCTCGGGCATCAGACATGGGTGTTGAGCAGGCGCAGGAACTCGGCTTCGGCGATGGGCTGCAGCCAGCGGGGCGGGGTGGTGAACTGGTCGGGGGCCTGCAGGTAGATGGCACCGGCGTGGATGCCGGCGGCGGCTACCTTGGGGCTGTCGAAGGTCCAGGTGGCGGGAGCGGGGGCGGGCAGCCACTGGCTGGCGCCCAGCTGCAGGCACAGCCAGCGGCTCAGGTTGAAGGGCTCGATGGCGCGGACCTGCTGGACGATCTGCTGGCCTCGCTCGCTGCGCTTGTTGGGCACGAAGGCCCAGTAGGCTCGGCTGATGTCGCGGCCGGTGCAGCGCAGGCCGTCGACCTTGGGCGCGTCCTCGCCTTCCTCCACCTCCCAGAGCAGGGCCTCCAGCACGCCGTCGCAGCGGAACTGCATGGCGTCGGCGCCCAGGCGGCTGCGCAGCTGCTCCCAGGCGGCGGTGTTCTGGCGCAGCAGGGCCATGGCCTGGTCGGCCAGGGCGGTGGCCTCGGGCCCGGTGCCGCGGTAGTAGGTCATGGCCCGGCTCATTGCAGGTCACCCCGCTGGCTGATCCAGGACTCCAGGTGCACCAGCAGCTGGTTGCAGGCATGCACCAGGCTGTCGTGGTTGCCGTCGTGGATGACGGCCAGGCACGGGGTTCCGTGCTTGTTGCCGACCTGGCTGGCATCCCACTGCAGGCCCAGCATGGCGCACAGCTCGGGCGGCAGCCCGGTGACCTGCATGCGGCGTTCTCCCTGCAGGCTGGCGTCCAGCAGGGCCTGGACCATCTGGCGTGTCCAGTACACCGGGTCATCGCTGCAGCGGTAGGCGTCCCAGGCCAGCGATGCGCGCAGGAACGTGAGCGGCTCTTCGGACTTGTAGCCGTTCACCCAGGCCCAGCTCTTGAAGAAGGGGCAGTAGGCCAGGCCCACCGCCAGGGCAGCGAAGGGGCGTTCAGGCATGGCGGCAGCCTGGCGCAGCACGTCGGCGCTGGTGTTCCACTGCCGCGCCATCTCCTGCAGCAGCAGGGCCTGGTAGCTGATGCGTGTGGGCTGGTGCTTGGGGGACAGGTATAGCGTGGGCGGGGTGATGCCATCCAGCTTCCAGCAGGCCAGGATGGTGCTGCTGCGGCCGGCGGCGGCCTGGGGGCCTTGGAAGCGGCCTTCGATGGCCGTGGAGGGTTGGCGCTTGTCGGTGCTCATGTTGGTGGGTGGCGGTGGGCAGTGATGGGGTGGTGATGTGGAGGTGGGTGGCTGGCTCAGGCTTCGTCGCGCTCGGGCTGCTCGCCGGCAGCGGCGGCCTTGCCGTCGATGCCCAGACGGTGGCGCAGGGCCTGGGTGCGGGCCTGGGTGGCTGCCGCCTTGCGGCGGGCCGCCTTGGTGAACTGACGGCGCTGCAGGCAGATGCCCACGGCCATGGCGCGCACCAGGCGGCTGCGCACCGGGTGGGCCATGACTTCCTCGAAGCTGCAGCCCCAGCGGTAGCGCTGCTCCAGCTCGGCATGGCCGGCCTGCAGCAGCTCGGTGGTGACGTTGACGGCGCGCGGCATGTCGGGGCCTCCTCAGTGGCTGCGCATCAGAAGGCCCCCCAGCGGCTGGCCAGCAGCAGGGTGACGGCCACCATGGACACCAGGGCCAGCAGTGCTTCGCCCACCAGGCGGCGCTTGCTGGCGAACTGCTCCATGGCCTCCTGGTAGCCATCGGCCCAGCCGTCCAGGTAGCCGCGCTCGCGCGCCTGGCGCAGCGGGCTGTTGAGCGGCGTGCCGCGGTGTCGGTTGGGCATGTTGAAAAACTGGTCGGGGCGGTGCATTCAGCAGCCCTCCATGACGCTGGCCGACACGCTCTTGATGGCGGCGCCATCGGGGCCTTCCAGCAGCTGGACGATGGCGCCGCAGGTGCTCTCGGCCAGCAGGCAGATCTCGCAGCGCAGGCCATCGACCATGCGGCAGCGGCAGCGGATGAGACGGGTTCGGGGCATGCTCTTCCTCCGGGGTGTCGTGATGGGGGTGTCAGCGGCGCTTGCCGCCGCGTTCGAAGACCCAGCACCAGATCGCGGTGCTGGCGTTGGTGGCCACTTCGGCCTTGAGGGCGCTGTTCACCGTGCGAACGTCCACGAACTTGTGGCGCTTGCTGGTGCGCAGGTGCTTCTTCAGATCGGCCAGGCTGGGGGCCTCCTGCCCGCGTTCGCGGCAGGCCTGCAGAAAGTGGTTCAGGTTGACCGCGATGACGTTGTCCGGGTCCCTGGAGTGGTTCAGCGGGAAGTTGCCTTCGTCGAAGTAGTCGAACGTTTCCCAGAACTGGCTGACGATCGGATGGTCCTCATTGATCGCCTGCTGGCGTTCCACCGCCATGGTGCGGATCTGCTGGCACAGCGCGTCGTGCTGCTCATCCGTCATGGGGGTGACCAGGCGCAGAGCATCGGCCAGGGCCAGCAGCTGCCCATGGTTCTTGGCGATGCGGACATTGCGCACGCCCTCCACCGCCTGCACCTCGGCCTCGCGCAGGGCTGTGCGCTCGGAAAGCAGCTTCACGATCTCGTCTTCCGCCTGAGCTGCCTTCAGCGCCCAGCCACTCACGCTGGCCATGTCCATCTGCTCCAGGGCCAGGGCAGCCTCGCGCGTCCTTGGCGTGTGGCCGGTGGTGTCGAATGTCAGGTGGCAGATCCGCTGCAGGATGGCCTCGCTGGCGGCCACGTCGGCGTTCTGGCTGATGACGATGGCGCCACGGAAGGGCGGCTCGTAGGTCTCGTTCCCGCTGGTGGCCATGCCGCGTGAGCGGATAGGCCGGCCGTTGAAGGCCGTCTTCAGCTCATCCCAGTCATAGGACTTGACGTAGGGGTCCTTGCCGGTACCGGCGCCGCTGCGGTCGCTCTCGATCAGGGCCACAGGCAAGCCAGCCACCTGCGAGAAGGTGCGGGACCGGCCCGACAGCGTGGCCTTGGCTGGATCGAAGCCCTCGTAGCTGGACCGGCCCACCAGCTTCCACATGAACTCCAGCAAGGTGGACTTGCCGGCGCCCGGCTCTCCCACCACTTCCAGGAAGGGATAGCTGGCTTGGGTGGCGCGGATGTGCTCGCAGAACAGCGCGCCCAGCCAGAAGGCCAGTGCTGCCAGCCCCTTGGCGCCGAAGCAGCGCCACAGCAGGTGGAACCAGGCCTCTCGGTACTCGCTCAGCTCCGGGTTGATGCTCAGCTCGACCGAGGCCTGAAGGGACTTCAGGGACAGCTTGCCAAGGTCGAAGTAGTCGTCGTCGTTCTTGCGGAAGACCTTGCCGCCCTTGACGGCGATGTCCCCGAAGACGAAAGCCCCGTGCTCTTTGCTGTAGCCGACGAAGTCGATGGTCTCGACGCGGTGGATGTTGTAGAGCTGCTCCTCCATCATCCGTTCCAGCATCGGTCCGGTGCCTGTGAACACCGCCCCCGGGGCGATGGAGAGCAGGCGCTTCTTGAACTCCGACGAGGAGGCCAGCGCAGCCGCCTGGAAGGTGTTTTTCACCGGCGTTCCGTCGTGCGGGAAGCTGACGCGGAAGTAGTACCAGGACTCGTCGGTGATGCGGTTGGCCTGGTAGTACAGCGGCCGGGGAAGGCAGTTGGCGATCGGTCGGATCGTGTGGGCCTGCTTCATGGCCTCATCGCGGATCTCCTCGTCGCTGTCGTACTTGCCGTGCTCCTCCAGGGCCTGCACCGCCTTGTTGAACTTCTCCAGGTCCAGCTTGAACCAGAACAGGCGGTTGTCGTGGTCCAGGTGGAACTCGGTGCGCTTGCCGCCGCTGTGGCGGTAGATCAGCAGGGCCTTCTCGCTCGCGCTCTTGGCGATCAGCAGGGCGCCCTGGTGCAGGTACTCGGCCAGATCCTTCTCGCCCAGGCGGTCCAGCTGGTGCAGGTCGTTCCAGTCCAGCTTGGTGCGGCCCTTCTGGGGAATCTGGGCGGCTTCCACGGTCCAGCCGTCGTTGCGGGCCTGTTCGGCCCAGCGGCGGGTGTAGGAGCGGCCGGCCGGGTCGCCATCGAAGGCCCACACCAGCACGCACTCGGTGCCTCGCTCGGCGTGCGCCTGGCGCAGCTCCTTCAGGAACTCGCCCGGGTAGTTGTTGCACGACATGGCCGACACCGAGGCGATGCCATGGTGCAGCAGGGCGATGGTGTTGAAGATGCCCTCGGTGATCCAGAGCCGCTGCACATCGGCCAGCACCAGGCTTGGCGGCACCCAGGCGTGGCCCTTGTACTCGCCGCCGGTGCCGAACTTGGCCTTGCTGCTGAAACGGTGGGGCTGGTCGATGACCCGTTCCCACCAGGTGGTGTGGACCTTGAACCGAACGGTGGCGCTGCCGGCGCCCTTGCCGTTGTCGGCGTCGGCCTCGAAGCGGCTTTCCTGGCTGTACCAGCCCTTGATCAGGTCGAGCGTGAAGCCTCGGCCCTCGGACAGATACAGATCTGCCGCACCGGTTGGGTTTTCCGTCTTGCCTTCGGCCCGGTCGGCCTGGGCCAGCTTGGCGGCGCGCTTGCTCCAGTCCGTGAACAGGTCGGGGTAGAGCTCCTGCACGCGGAATTCCGCGCCGCACTTGGCCATGCGGCCGCAGCGCAGCACCCAGGGGGCATCGGCCTTGGTGTAGAGCTCCTTCTTGTGGCAGGCCGGGCAGGTGCCCTTGCGCAACCATCCGGCGTCGCCCTTGGCCTCTGCCAGGCCGTAGTCGCGGCTCAGCAGGGGCAGCAGGTCTTTGAGCAGATCGGGTCGCATGCTCATGCCGGCGTGGCCTCGGTGCTGGTCTTGTCGTTGGGCTGGGTGGCCTGGGGCTGGTCTTCTGCGACCGGGAGAAGGTCACCCACGATCAGGCGGTACCGGCCGCGCTTCAGGCGGGCGGTGCTCCAGGTCGCGGTGGTGTTGGTGCGTGACACCAGCACCCAGCCGCGGGACAGCAGCAGGTCCAGAAGCGCCAGGTTGTTGTTGCGCAGGCTGAGCAGATAGCCCGTCGACGCGTAGAAGGCCTTCTCCGCATAGTTCCAGAGCAGGTTGGACTCCAGGTCCAGGGTGATACCCGCCTCCTCGATCGCCTCGGCGTCTTTCTGCAGCTCGGCCAGCGTGGCGCGTGCGCGTTCCAGCTGCTCCATGCGCAGGCGGTACTGCCGCTGGGCATCGGCCTGGGCCAGTTCAAACAGGGTCGCGGGGGTGGCGTTCTTGGCCATGTCTCTGTCTCGTAGGGGTGAGCTGATCCCGCAGACCTGTTTTCACAGGTCCGCAGGGGGTGGTTTCAAGGGGGGTTGGGTGGGCGGCGTCAGCCGCTCAGGTGAGGGTCTTCAGGGGCCATGCGCCTCCAGCAGGTCCAGCTGCTCGGGCGAGCGCGGGATGGCGTCTTCCAGCGTGCTGCTGGCGGCCTCTGGCAGGTGCTGCAGCTGGGCCATCAGGGCCTCTCGGCGCACGTGCTTGCTCAGCGGCACCGCCACGCCGGGCGGGTTGGGGTAGGCCCCGGGGTTCAGGGTGCGCACGGCCTCGATGGCCGCCACCCAGGTATGGCCGCACATGGGGTTGGTGCAGCTGTAGGTGCTCTCGATCAGGATGGGCGTCACCTGGATCTGCTTGCCGCTGGTGCCGCGGCTGCCGCACTTCCAGCAGTGCACGCCCAGGCGGAAGGCCAGCTTGCGCGAGCGGTCCGGCAGGCCGGCTGCAGGCTGCTGCAGGTGCACCTGCTCCAGCACGTCCAGCACCCAGCGGCGAAAGGCCTTGCTCTTGTCCGTGTCGGCCAGCAGGCCCACCAGGTGGCAGCCGCGCGGGCTGAATACCCGTTCGCACTGGCCGCCGTCGAGCGTCACCACCTGGGTCATTTCGGGGGTGAACTCGTCTTGGAACTCATCGAACAGGTCGAACAGATCTTCCAGGCGGCGCATGCCCAGCACATCGGCCACCTGGGAGGCCGTCAGCCAGGGATGGCCAGCCGCATCGACGATGGCCGAAACCTTCGTGCCGTCGAACACCAGCTCAGCCCGTTGCGCCTGGTTCATCACTTCACCTCCGGCAGTTCCAGGGCATCGACGCCCGACTTGCGGAAGGCCCGGATGCCTGCCGCCAGCAGACGCTCGGCCAGCAGGCCCATGGAGACGCCCAGGGCTTTGGACTGGGTTTCGACCAGCTCGCGGTGCTGCTGCTGGGGCCGGACCATGATGGGCTGGCCCATGCCGTTGGGGAGGCGGCGGCGGGTCTCTTGCGCCGCCCCTGGCTTCTTCGCAGCTTTCCCTGTCGCCCGCTTGGGGGATGGGGCAGTGCGCTGTTTTGATGAGGGGTTGGCCATTGGGTGGGTGGTAGTCTCTCGGTAACTCGTAACGGATTATGCACGCGTTTGCGTGCATGTCAACAAACCTGCATTCAAACGGTAGTACCCCATGAACACCATCGGTGATCGCCTTCGCTCCGAGCGCGAGCGGCTGAAGTTGAGCCAGGACGAATTCGCCGATCTGGCCGGCCTCAAGCGGAACACGCAGATCAAGTACGAGAAGGGGGAGCGCAGCCCAGATGCGGACTACCTGGCGGCCGTTGCAGCCGGGGGCGTGGACGTGCTCTTCGTGCTGTTCGGGACGCGCACGACGCACGCCGGGGCATCACCAGAGCAAAGCCGCCTGCTGGATGCCTATGCCGCCACGGCCGGGCAGGGCCGGCGTGCGGCGCTGTTGCTGATGGAGTCGCTGGCGAGCTATGGCCCCGCGAAGGCGCCGCCGGACGATGACCCAGAGCTTTGGCGCAAGGTGGCCCGAGGCATACCGACGGCACCCGGTGTGAACCCTGCATCGCGCCTCACGGCGCAGCAGTGGCTGGAGATCGTGGAGGAGGCCTACCGGATCGAGATGGCCGGGCAGGAGCAGCCAGCTGCAGCACGGAAGGTCGATGGTTAGGTGATGGGCAAGGGAGAGGCGGCGATGGCTGAGAGCAGAACACGCACCACATTCAGCGATGGTGGTAACGGCATTGCCGTGGTAGGCCTGGTGCTGGGCGTGATCATCGGATTCATCCAGGGTGCCTGGTGGGGCCTGCTGGTCTACCTAGTAGCCATGGGAATTGCGCGCCATGCGGATTGGCTCGCTGCGCAGTCAGAGCGGGCCGGCTCTGTGTCGGGTATGGTCCCGCCAGGCCAAGAACAGGCAGCTGCGCTGGGCGGCATAGAAGACGATGGAGATGTTCCGTCTGGCTCGGTTCGAATCAAGCCATGCACGCTTCATTTCAGCTACGTGGATAGCCAGGGAGACACATCCACCAGAGAGGTGGACGTGTCCCACATCTCAGCCCAAAACTTCACCGGTTGGTGTCATCTGCGCGCCGAGGTCCGCACCTTCAGGTGGGACCGTGTCAGCGGTGATCTGATGGACCTTGGGACAGGCGAGATTTACAAGACCCGCAAGGCTTTTTCTGAGCTATCCCTGCAGCACGCTATGTGAAGCTGCTCATGCCTGCTGCGCATCCCGCGCGCGGCTGACGACGCCGGCGGCGGCGTCGGGTGTCATCACGGTGCTGTCCTGCACGTTGGTGACGATCGTGATGTTGCTGCCCACCACGTAGATGCCGCCGGCGCGGCTGTCTGCCAGGCCCGGGCCGGTGGCCTGGGTGTTGAGGGCTTCGGCCTGGGCGATAGCCCGGGCGACGAAGTCGTCGCTGTTCATCTTCGTTCTCTCCCATCGACGGGTCACCAGGTAGGTGACCACTGCAGTGGGGAGCATAGGGAGGATGTAAAGAAGTGTGCTCAGGTCCAGGATGTTCATTTTTCACCTAACTGCGGTGTTCATCCTCCCTTTTTAGGAATATTCGTCACCATGTATTGTCTCTGCAGACAGGTTTTCCCTACAGCGCAAACCCTTTGCATCGGGTAGAGGCTCAGTCCTCGATGTCGCCCGGCCCCACGTCCTGCGCCTGGCCAGCGCTGCTGTCACTGCCGTACAGCTCGGCCTCCAGCCGAGTGGTGAACCCCCCATCGCCCAGGCTGTGGGTGACCTTGGCCACCAGCCAGTCGGCGCCGTCGATGTCGGCCTTGAAGCCGGTGACGGTCATGGGTTGCTGCACGTCGGCGCTGGCCAGGCCGCGGGCCAGGGTCAGCTCGAAGTTGGCGGCGCCGCGCTGGATGCGCTGCCATTCGGCCTCGGCCGCGGCGCGGGCGTCGGCCTCGGTGGCGTGGCCCTCGCGCAGGCGCTTGGCGTTGCCGCTTTGGCCCACCAGCACGCTGCGCTGCTTGGCGCGGTGCGGGTCATGCCAGTAGGCGCGCACGCCGGTGTAGGCGTCGCGGTCGGCCACCTGCCAGCGGTGCTGGTCGCCCTGGCTGCGGGTGAGGGTGAGGGCCGTGGGCGCGGCGCCGGTGCTGGTGGTGGTGCCGTTGATGGGCAGCAGCAGCAGGCGGCCGGCCTTGACGGTGCAGACGGCGTCGAAGCGCTTGGCCAGGCGGGTGAGGAAGGCGATGTCGCCCTCGTTGGTCTGGTCCTCGTGCGCCACGGCGGTGCTGGCCAGGGCGGCGTCCACCCGGGGCTGCAGGCTGTTGCGCTTGGCGATGGTCTGCACGATGGCGCCCAGGGTGGTGTTGTGCCAGCTCTGCTCCACGCGGTTGCGCAGGCTGCCGCGCAGGTCCGCGCTGCGGGCGCGGATGTGCAGGGTGTCGGGTGCGCCCATGTGTTCCACCTCGTCCACCTCGAAGCTGCCCTGGTCCACCAGGCCGGCGTCGCTCCAGCCCAGGGCCAGGGTGATGGCCACGCCGCGGCGGGGCACGGCCAGCTTGCCGTCCGCATCGTCCAGCACCAGGTCGAGCTGGTCGGCCTTTTCGCCGCGCTGCTTCTCCAGCGTCATGCTCACCAGGCGCGGCTGCACGGTGCGGGTGATGTCCTTGCCGTCGACGGTGAGGCGGAAGGTGGGCTGGGGGTAGGTGACGGGTTCGGTGCCGGCCATGGTGGTGCGCGGGTTCAGCGCGCCAGGTCGGCGCTGGTGGAGGTGCCCAGCTGGTCGGTGGCGTCGTCGTCCACGCGCTGCAGGCCGATGGTGAACTGAATGCGGGTGGCGGTGCCGTCCTGCAGGTGGTTGTTCTCCACCTCGCGCAGGGCGGTGATGACGTAGGCGCCATAGACCCGGCCGCTGCCGGCCACCAGGGGCCAGGCCTGGCCGGTGTTGGCCATTTCGCGCAGCAGGTCCAGGTTCTTGCTGCTGCCTTTGAACAGCGGGGCCAGCAGGCCGGTGAGGGTGATGGTCTCGGGCCCGGGGCCGAGGAACTGGGCCGCCGGCCGGGCGCCCACCCGGCTGTTGGTGGGGTGACGCCATTCGCTGGCGCGCTCCAGCTCCTGGTAGGCCAGGGTGTCCAGGCCGAAGACGAATTGGCCGTAGCCCATCATCATGGTGCGGGTCCTTCCTCAGTCGCGGTCGCGCAGGCTGGAGCGGCCACGGGCGGCCTGCTCGCGGTTGTAGCGCTCCATCTCGGCGCGGGTGTGACGGGCCAGGGCGGCCTCGTCCATGCCGGGGGACGGGTAGACGTTGATGGCCACCTGGCCGCCCGGGTTGACGCTGCCGCGGCCGGCGCCGGCGCTGCTGGACTGCACAGGCTTACGGGTGTCGATGGGCGGCAGTGGCGCCGGCGCGCTGCCGCCCGGGCCCAGCAGTGCGCCGGCGCCCTTGAGCAGCAGGCCCAGGGTGCCGTACTGCATCCATCCGGGCAGCAGGTCCTGGGCGGTCTTGACCAGGTTGCGCAGCTTGTCGGCCAGGTGGTCGATGTCGCCGCTGATCACGCTGGTGAACATGTCCCAGCTCTGGGTGAACAGGGCTTTGACCTTGTCCCAGTTGTCCCACAGATACCAGAGGGTGGCCACCAGGGCGGTGATGGCCAGGCCCACGGGGTTGGTGAGCATGACGCGGCCCAGGCCCAGCACGGCACCGGCCACGCCCTTGACGGCGCCGATGAGCAGCGGGCCCTGGGTGGCCAGCATGGCCCAGCTGAAGCGCAGCAGGGCCAGTGGGCCCAGCACGCTGGAGACGGCCAGCAGCAGGCCGCCGGCGAGCACCAGCAGGCCACCCACCACCGCGCCCGTCTTGAGGATGGCGGCCGTCAGGTCGGGGTGAGCGGCCGTCCAGGCCGCCACCTTCTCCAGCACGCCGCCCACGGTGTTCATGATGTCCACCAGCGCGGGCTTGAGCGTCTTGCCCAGGGTGCTGCTGACCTCGAACATGCGGTTCTGGAAGATCTGCCAGCGGGCCGAGAGGGTGTCGGCGCGCGCGGCAGCTTCCCGGGCCATGCTGCCCTGGGCGGCCAGGCCGTTGGCCAGTTCGCGCTGGCGGGCCAGTTCCTCGGGCTTGGTCACCAGCTTGGCCAGGGTGTCGCTGTGCTCCAGGCCCACCAGCTCCACCATCACACCCACGCGCTTGGCCTCGGGCAGCTTGCGGATGGCGTCGATGACGTTGATCAGCGTGCCGGTGGCGTCCTTGGACATGCCGGTCTGGATCTGTCCGCTGTCCAGACCGATCTCGCGCACCGCCTGCTGAAACTTCTTGGTGCCCTTGGTGGCGGCAGCGAACTTCTGCACGATGGCATTGACGGCGGTGGCCGCCGTCTCGGGCCGCTCGCCCAGTGTCAGCAGGGTGCTGGAGAGGGCCGCCGCGTCCTTGGCCGACATGGCCACCGTGCTGACCACACCGCTGATGCGATTGAGCACGTCGATGATCTCGTCGCCCTTGCTGATGGCGTTGTCGTCGAGGTAGTTGATGGAGTCGGCCAGGGCGCCGATGTCCGTCAGCGGGATGCGGAAGTTCTTGCCAACCTTGCCCATCTGCTCGGCGATGTGGGCGGGCACGGCGTCGAAGGCGATCGCCATCATGGCCGCGGTGCGGGTGTAGGCGGCCAGCTGCTCGGTGGGAACCTCCATGCGGGCGCCGGCGGTCACCATGTCGGCGATCTCGGTGGTGGCCAGCGGGATCTCGCGGCCCAGCTGGTGCACTTGGCGGGCCATGTCCCAGTAGACGGCCGTCAGCTCGCCCGTGGGGCTGCGCGCGCCGTTGACCTGCCGGGCGATGCCCAGCATGGCGTCTTCGAACTTGGCGAACTCGCGCACCGAGGCGCCGACGGGCCCCAGCACGGCCGCGCCGGCGGCGGTGGCGCCCACGCCGGCGGCGGCCAGTCGGCCGGCACGCTGGCGGGTGTCCTGCAGGCGCTTCTCGGCCTCGGTGATGGCCCGCAGGCGGGCGCGCTGGGTGTCGGCCTGGCGGTTGGTGTGGGCCATGGCCTCGGCCAGGCGCTTTTCGGCGCCGGTGACCTGGTCGATGCCCAGGGTGGCCAGGCGGCCCTTGAGGTCGCGCACGGTGTTGGCCTGGGTGGCCAGCTGTTGGGTCAGGCGGGCGGCTTCGCGCTCGGTCTGGGCCATGTCCTTGGCGTAGCTGGGGCCCAGCAGGGCGGTGCCGCTGCGGCCGGCCTCGCGCAGCTCCTGCACGCGCTGGCGCATGGTGGCCAGCTGCTCGCTGGTGCCCTTGAGGGCCGCCTGGGCCTGCTGGAATTTGCCCAGGGCGTCCTGCTGGGTCTTCAGCTTGCGCAGGTCGGCCAGGGTGTCGCGCAGCTCCTTGCTGGCTTCCTTGCCGCTGCGGCCGATGTTGCGCAGCGGGGCCGATGCCTTGTCGATGGCCTGGAGCAGGACCTGCAGGCGCAGGGTGGAGTCCATGGTGGTGTCAATCCTCGTCGGGCTCGGCACGGGCGCGGGCCCGTTCGCGCCATTCCATCAGCTCGGTCAGGGACATGTCGGCCATGTCCCGCGGTGCCCAGTGGAAGACCACGGCCAGGTCGGCCATGGCCTCCTCTACGCGCTGGGGGAGGCCGTGCTCGGCCGCAGCGCCTTCGGCAACAAAAAACCGGCCACCTCGGTGCCGATCTGCAGCAGGTCGGCCGGGTCCATGGCGGCCAGCTCCGGTGCGGTCAGGCTGGGCTGGGTGATGCGGGGCAGCACGGTGAGCAGGGCGCTCACCTCCATCTGCAGCAGGGCGCCCAGCTGCACGCCGCGCAGCTCGCCGGCGGTGGGCTTGCGCAGGGTGACGTCGGTGATGTCGCCGCCCTGGCGGGCGATAGGGGTGTCCAGGGTGACGGTGGCGGTGTCGGTCATGGCTCAGCCGCTCCGGTTAGATGATGCCCAGGGCGGTGCGGATCTCGGCCATGCGGTCGACGCCGCCCACCACGTAGACGCTGTTGACCATGTCCACCTCGACCAGGTCGACGCCACCCATGGTGAGCTTGTAGTAGCTGACTTCGGTGGTGATCTTCTGCTGAGTGGCATCGCCCGTCTTGGCCGTGCCGAAGTCCAGCGCGCTGTGCCGGCCGCGCATGACGATGCTGACGGCCGTCACCTCGCCGGTGTCGTCCTGCTGCAGGGCGCCCTGGAAGCGCAGCAGGTTGCCGTTGATGGACACGGTGCCGAACTGCCGGATGGTGTCGGCCAGGTAGCCGGCCGCCGTCCACTCGAAGGTCATGGCCTGCAGACCGTTGTCCAGCTTGACTTTGCCTGGCATGCCGCCGGCGCGGTAGTCCTCCAGGTCGATGGCGAGCTTGCAGGGCACGCACTCGGGCACTTCGCCCAGGTAGGCGTTGCCTTCGTTGAAGACGATGAAGTTCTTGAGGCGCTTGGGCAGGGCCATGGGGTTCTCCGGTGAGGGTCAGAGGGCGGGCTGGCCAGGGGCTCAGGCCGCCACGCGGCCGGCGAAGTCGGCCCAGTAGGTGTCGGTGATGCGCTGGCGGAAGGTGAGGTCTTCCAGCGGCGGCAGCGGGGTGTAGTCGTAGTCGATGC